AGGTAGCACCTTCAAATAAAGCAAACTGGCATTGTCCTTGTCCTGTTCTATTTAAAACACTACGACCTGTAAAAGTTGTATAGTTATCACCACTACTATGAACACTACTTCTATTAATTTGTAAGTAAGTAATTCCATCGTTAGTAAAATAAATATCATCACTTACAGCAACAACAACACCATCAGCATAAGGAAAAACTCCTAAGATAGTATCAGCTGCACCTGAAGGTTGTGTTGAGCTACTACCACCAAATTTAGCATAGCCATTAATTCTTCGATAGCCACCCTCAATAGAAACTTCAAAGTTCTGTAAAACTGTCGCTACTCCGGGACTTCTTAATAAGTCTATAGAGTTAGCTGAAGTAACTAAACCGCCATCACAGGCAACTGTATAAGGTTGTGAACGTGCCATAAATTAAAAGTAAGTTCTGTCGTCTGTCATTCGTGACGGAGCTTGATTGATTAAGTTTGACTTCATATATTTCATAGCTTTTTTAAAGTCCTCTAAAGCAAATGCTGCTTGTTGTGGAGATTCTTTAAATTGCCAAACATAATATCTAGTTCTTGACGTAATGACATTGCTGTATTGTTCTGGTAAAACTATTGTATCGTCATAAGCTGATAAAGCTGTTGGTCTGTCAAAGGCATAAAAATGCACATTGTAAACTTTGTCTGGTATAGGACTTAGACCAAATTTCCTAGCATCTGGTGATTGTATAACATATTTTGGTTCACCATATTTTTGTCCGTTTGCATCGTCTTCGTTTTCGTTGTCTCTGTAGTATCTTGCCCAATCAGCATGGTCTAAATATTTTAAACCTTGTGAGACATAAGGTGCTGATTCACCTGAGACATTGATGGTTGTTAAATAAAAATCGTCCCAGTCTATTGATGCATAATCTGTTGTTAGACTAGAACTACCATCTTTTAATGTGTACCATCTGGTACCTGCTACTGTTTCTACTGTAACATTCCCATAAAAGGGGTCTGTACTCCCACTAACTCCTGCTGAGAAAAAAGGCAACTGAGGTTCTTCGTTAGCAATGTCAAACAATGCTTTATTAACAGAATCTTTCACAAACTTTTGTAGCCCTATAGCATTGGCAAAGTTTGCTGCAGTAAGTGGTACTTCGTTAAGTTCTCTCAGAACCTCGTTAGTTATATCTAAATATGTTGTTGCCATTATTTTTTATGAACTTTTTGTATTTTAAAGTTAGCTGATTTACTAGCTCCTTTGTGGGGTTTGTATCCGTCTTTCGGGTCTTTCATTAGCTTGTAAGTGTTACCACTTTTCATCCAATGATAGCCTTTAGGTGCTGGTACTCTCATGTTAGCAAGGCTTAGCTTGTTTCATGGCTTTTTTAACAAGACCGCCATTTTCATAACCATATCTCATTTTACCGCCTTTTTTCATTTCACGTCTAGCAGACTTGTTGCCATCCATGATACCATCAACTTTTTCGACTTTTGAACCCATCATGTAGTTCATTCTTTTATCTTTTTTCATTCCGTGTTTCATAATTTTATCTCTCCTTATAAAAAATGGAGGAGTCCGAAGACTCCCCCTCATTGATATTAGTCAATACCATAGAAAGCTGATACTAAGGCATCATCTCTCAATACTTTTGCTCCATAAACATGTAAGCCTCTAACAATATCACCAAATGAACTTGGGTCTCTTAGGACTTCAGTTGAGATGATTGTTTGAGCTGTAGCTGTTGAGGAAATATGTCCTGCTAAACACTTACCTGCAGCATTAGATGTTGCAGCAATGTTATTAGACTTGTACATATTGAAACCTCTTAGCTTACCGCTAGATACAAGACCATTTCTGATTGAGCCTTGTCCTGCGTTAAAGTCTACAGATAACAATTTTGAAGATGCTTGACCAAGAACTTCGTAGAAATCAGGACCAGCAACGAACCATCTTCCTTCTTCAGGAACATTCTGTTCGTCTAATAGTCTTGCCATTCTAGCCATAACGTCTATTGGGTCATGCTCATTAGTACCAAAACCGATATCTAGGTTACCTGTACCATCAAAAGTACCTGCAGCTAAGTCAGTTGCATTATCAGAACCTAATACGTGGTCTGGTGAAGAAGATGAAACACCTGAGAACATTGTTTCGATAACTGCTGCATCGAAAGAATCTCTTAGAGCATAAGCTGCTGAAGATGTTGCTACTTCTTTAAAGTTTACATGAGACATGTCTCTCTCAATATCATCTACGATGAATTTGAAAGCTTTAGCTGAATCGACTACGAGTGTTAGCTCTTCGTCAGTTAGCTTTGTTTGAGTTGTGTCAGAACCTCTTGTGTAATCGAACACTGAGATTACTGGCTCTTTGATGATTTTTACGGAATCACCATAGTTGCTGATTTCTCCGGAGTAGTCAGTATTTGTAATAGCTTCTACAACTGATGCCTTTCTGAAAAAGTTTAAAACTTTAGCAGAATATATGGAAGGCAGGAAGAAACTATTAGCTTGACCAGCAACGGAGTTAGCGAAGTTACCATTTGTATCTGGTGATGGTTCAAAATATTGTGCCATTTTTTACTCCTTGGGTTAATCTAAAAGTTTATCGAGTGATTCTCCCTTCGTCCCAAGCTTTGTCGATTTCCTGTTCAAGTCTATCAAACTCAGCTGGAGATAAAGCTAGAATCTCCTTTTCGGTCCAAACTTTTGCTTGTTGCGGCTCGACACTGGTTGTCTTTGCAGAAACCATGTCAGCTGCTGAAGCGTTACGTTTAGAACCTGCCGATGACTTTTTCTTCGGGCTATTCATACCCATGTCAGACTTAAATAAATCTAATGCTCGACTGGCTGCTTCTGGGTCCCCTGCATTTTTATAAATCCAGTTTTGTATGGACTCAGGTTGAGCTTTAGCCCAGTCATGAAAATCATCACTGTTTCTGATATCATCAAAATCAGGATGTCTTGACTTGAGTTCTTTCTCAGCATCTAGTCTTACTAACTCTTGCTCACGTTCTTGAAGAAGTTTAATTTTTTCTTCTAGTCCTTTTGCTCTGCTTTCGCTTTGCATATTAGCAACAGTTTCTACAACATCATAAACATCAGGATATTTTTGTTTAAACTCATTAAGTTCTTCTTCAGATTTAGGTGGAGTATATTTGACTTGACCTTCTCGGGCTTGGTCTAATAACTCTTGCTCTCTCTGTTTAAACTCATTAAGCTTACTATCGTAATGTCTTTTTAAGTCATCGTAACGTTTTTTATAGTCGGGTCGCTTGTAGGGTTTATCATCAGATTTTGTTTCCTGAACTTCTTCTTCTTGAACTCCTTCAGCTTCTACTTCTTCAGTTTCTGCTTCAGGGTCTGGAAAATATAAGTTACTTGAGTCAACAAAAACTTTTTCCTCTACTTTGTGCCAACTTTTATCCGCATTATACGGGTTAGCCTTTTCTTGTTTAGCCATCTTTTTTCTCCTATTCAGTGCTAAGCATTCTTACAAGGTAGCTGCTGTACGGGCAGGGCTTGTCTTGCAAAGGTCGCCTTTCGGTTAATCTTTAGCTACGCACATGGCCAAAGGGAGACATCATAGATTTTTTGATTTCCATTGAAGTTTCATCCTCTTCTTGAACTTGACCTAACAGTGATTGCTCACCAGCCATAGGTCTTGTTACTGAGTATTCGACTTCAACTTTCTTATCGTCTTCATCTATCTGCATTTCTCCGCCATCTTGCATAGCTTCTCTTTCACCACCAGCATCATAAGCAGCTTCGGCATCCTTCATCATTTGCATGAGGTTGTCTGCACCAATCTGCTCAACTGCTTTGGCAGTAAAGACAAATTCTCCATCTGATAACCTTGCCGGTATATCATCTGAAGTGCCTGTCCCCGGACCATCAACAGGACCGGCTCCAGTAAACTCAGAAGCTTTTTCAACCACTTTGTCGAATAACATACTCAACTCAGGGTTAGCTTCCAGTTGTTCATTTAACATAGACTCTTCTTCTGGTGATAGGGCTTCCCCAACCACAAAGTCTATAAAGTTTTGTTCCATTTCTTCGTCAGGTAGCATTTCACTTTCTTCTTCTTGTGGCTCTGCTATAACAAGCAAAGCATCCATTTCGCCACCTTCAGCCATTTCTTCTCTACCTACACCATAGAGTTTTAATTCTTTCATAAACTCATCCATCATGGCTCCTCTATTAAGAGTACCAGCATATTGAGTATTTTTTTCTACACCATCAATGTATTTATTTAAATGAGCTTCTAACTTTTCAGGATTGCTATACTTTTCTTTGTCTTTGTATTTACCAATAATTTTAGATTCACTAACAATACCTGTAAGTATTTCTCTATTGACATAATCATCTCGCATGCCAAAATCAACTTCTCGTTCTTCAGGACCTACCATATTACCATCGGCATAGCCCATTCTCATTGTGTCATCATCTAAGAGACCACCACTTTGTCTTTGTTCTCTTAACATTTCAAAGTCTTTGGCAGTTATTTCGCCATCTTTATTTGCATCTATTTCTCTTTGGTCTCCTAGTAGTGCCATTTTATTTCTCCTCTTTTCTATTCAGGGCTTCCTTGACCTGCAGCTCCAGCTGCTCCAACTGTCCCACTAAACGTATCTTCCCCTGCAACCGGTACATTTCCAATTCCGATGTTGCCACCACCAGTGCCTGTAGGTCCAAGTTCCGTTGGTTGTTGAGGTGTTCCTTGAAGGCCTCCCATAGCTCCCGGTTGTTGACCAGCAAGTTCAGCTTCCTCGCCAATTTCTTGTCTAACATTTTGCATTCCTATTATTTGTGCCATGATAGCTGCTTCTTCAGGGTCGTTCAGAATTTCATCTGGGTCTAAATCTAAGCTATAGGCTAGTTCACTTACAAGTTTAGAAATCTTCACAAACGGTGCGATAGCTGGACTTTGGGCAGTTTGTAAGAACATAGTCAATCTTTGGCTACGTACTTCTTTCTGCATCAAGCTATTGGTACCTGTTGCTTTAACTTCTAAATCACCTTTAACGTCTAAGTCACCTTCAAAGAATTGCATGTTCCATTGGAAGTATGCTTCTCCTAAAGGCTTTAATAAAAAGTCGTCAAGATTTTTAACAACTGTTTTAATGTTTAGACTAGCAGCTCCAAGCAACATGGACATACCAGAAGCAGTCCTTGTCATACTTTGTACTCCTGTTTGACCATGCGAGTAACTTGGTATGCCTGTTTGCTCATCAGCTAACTGTCTGAACCTATCAAACATCATCATGTTTTCAGGTGCAGTGTTCGGGAACTTTAAACCATAAATGGCTTGTCCCGGCATCCCAGCTTGTCTTCTAAAGATTTTACCGGGATAGATTTCCATATTTTGACCAGCCACTAGTGCTGATTCGTCTATGTCAAATACCAAAGAACCAGACAAAGCAAGGTTATCAATAGCCATACGAGCATGACCATTCATAATCTGCTGTGAATCGTTCATGTTCTCAGCAACTCCAACACCAAAGAAATTATAAGGATTCCTTTCGTATGGAAAAGCGTGATAAGGTATTCGGTAAGGTGTAAATGGGTTAATTACCGCCCTTAGCAATTTATTACCACAAATCCATGCATTAATTTGCACTTCATCTAAATCGTCTACGTTTTCGTCAAGTTCAATACCGACTTCTCGAGCATACTGAGCATCCATGATACCCCAATACTCTAAAACTTCGAATGAGTTGGAATAAACTTCATCCGTGTCGTAGTCATCTTTTAACTGACTTTCAAAATCTTTTTCAATGTAGTTAGGTCCATCTTGAATAGTTTCTCTAATCATATCCTTATCAAAGTAAGGCATGTTTTTTAAAGCTCTCAGTTGTGAAGTATTCATTTTGTGCCGATGCACGATGTACTCACATTCATCAATATTGGTAGCACCGGGGTCGGGATAAAAATCCCAACAGCTAACAAATTCTATTCTTGGTACTCTAACTTGGACAGGCGAATATTCTCTTTCACCCATCTCATTTTTTGTCCAATTATTAAGGGTTTTGTTGTAATTGAAAGGACCCTTAACAATTCCTGTTCCTAATAGTGCTGATTCTAGTAACGCACTTCTCATTTCAGAAGAACCATTGGATTCTTCAATTTGGTCATGGATAAGTTTTTCCATTCTTCTCGCAGCTCTTTGGGCTGGCGATAGTTCTATCTTTTGTGGGTCTGGTGATGTGCCTTCTCGTAAGATACCTAGCTGTTCGGCTTTGTCTTCTAAAGACTCTTCGGACTCTTCAAACATGCCATCTCCAAAAGTAACTCCGGGTTTGAGAACTTTACCATCGCCTTCG